GAGTACATGTTTAATAAAATAATTATTTTTATAAATTAATTTTAAAATTTAAAAATTTTATTAAACATGTACTATTTTATATTTATACATATATTATATAAAAAACAATATTATTTCATTATATAAAATGAATAAAATAAGATTTATTGATTTATTTTGTGGTATTGGTGGTTTTCATCAGGCACTTAATAAATATAATTCAGAATGTGTTATGGCATGTGATATAGATAAGAATTGTAGAGAAATATATAAATTAAATTACGGAATTAAACCTAACAAAAATATAAAAGATATTGATGAAAAAAGTATTCCTGATTTTGATGTATTATGTGCTGGTTTTCCGTGTCAATCCTTTTCAAATAGTGGTAAAAAAAAAGGTTTAAATGATATAAGAGAAACTTTATTTGAAGATATTTTAAGAATAGCAAATGAAAAAAAGCCAAAATTTATGTTTTTAGAAAATGTTAAATATATAAAAAAAATAAATAATGGTGAAACTTTTAATCATATTATAGAACGTATAAAAGAAACTGGATATTATATTAATATAAATGATACAATATTTCAATTAAGTCCACATAATTTAGGCATACCACAACAAAGAGAAAGACTAATATTTGTATGTATTAGAAAAGATATATATAATAGTAGTAATAAAATAGATTTTAAAATACCAAATATTAAAATTAATATAGATAGTATAATAGAAAAAGACGAAAGCAAAACTGAAAAATACAAGATATCAAAAGATACAGAAGAAATTTTAAATATTTGGGATGAAATGATACAAAAATTTAATATTAATGAAAAACTAAGTCCTGCAATATTATGTAATGAATTTAATAAACAATATACAAACGAAGAGTTAAATAATTTACCAAAATGGAAAAAAGACTATATAGTAAGAAATAAACCATTATATGAAAAATATAAGAAGGAATGGGATGAATGGTATAGTAAATATAAGGATATATTAAATATTAAAAAAATAAATTGTAAATTGGAATGGCAAGTGGGAAATAAAAAGGAAAATGATAGTATATGGAATTATTTTATACAAATAAGACAATCAGGAATACGTGTTAAAAAAACAAATTATTTCCCTACTTTAGTGGCAATAGTTCAAACACCTATTTATGGTAAAGAAAAGAGATATATAACACCACGAGAATGTGCTAGGTTACAATCTTTTCCAGATACTTTTAAAATACATAATAATGATAAAACGGCATATAAACAGTTTGGAAATGCGGTTAATGTAGATGTGATAAGTTATATAATAGATTTAACATTAAAAGTATATAAAATAATATAAAAAAATTTAAAATGTTAATATATTTATAAAATTATGACTTCTATATGTAGTGATAATTTAACAGATATTGAATATTTAGATAATATGTTTCCACAACATTAAGTAGCAGTAGATATAAGTATTATGCTACAAAAAAAATCAGCAAAAAATATTAAGAGATATTATAAAAAATAATTAAGAATTACATTATTTTAATATATACTTAAACGATGAAAATTATTATTCCTAATAAAAATTGTAATATATTTAAATTTACAAGTTTATGGATATTAATACCAATATATCATTCATATAACAGTATTTATTACTTGTTTAGTTATAATTTAATATTTAATATGATAATCTCTTTACTTCATTGGAATTACTATAAACATAATAGTATATATCATAATTTAGATAGAATATTATCTATGAATACAATTTTGATCATAAATTTAAATACTAATAATAAGATATTATATTTATTAACATTTCTAAGTATTATATTTTACTATAAAGGAAAATATAGTATGTTAAATAATAATTATTTTGAACAATTAGTAAATCATTTAATATTTAGATATATAGCATTTTGGATATGTTATTTATATATAAATAAATTTAATTATTATTATTTTAAATTATATTCTATATTATATATATTAAGTATATATATGATTAACAAACTGATAAATAAGTCATAGTTAATATCTTCACATTTAAAATAAATATATAAAAATTATGATATCTAAATAAAGATTTATCCAAATAAACTTCATATATTTGATGATGTTAATAATAAATTTATATAATATCCATATATCATATCGAAATGTTTTATATGATTTAATAAATTTAAAATAATTATATAATATATATATATATATATAAAATTATGAGTTCTATATGTAGTGATGATTTAACAGATATTGAATATTTAGATCATATGATTCCACATCATCAAGTAGCAGTAGATATAAGTATTATGCTACAAAAAAAAACAAAATCATCAAAAATGCAAAAAATATTAAGAGAATTAATAAGAATACAAACATATGAAATACAAATGATGAAAATGATGAGAAGTAAATTTCCTGAAAATGTATCAGAAGATATAAATAATAATAATTATATTAAAACGGGTTCCGATTTTATTGAACCAAATAAATTAGGTTTAACACAAACATATTGCGACCCTAATTTTTTTGACCCTGAAGGACATATGGAACATATGAAACATTTAGTTTTAGATGATTTAATATATTTAGAACATATGATACCTCATCATAAAGTTGCTGTAGATATGAGTAAAATTTTAATAAAAAATACTAAAAATGATTTTATGTTATCATTGGCATATAATATAATTAAATCACAACAAGAAGAAATAATAATGTTAGATGATTATTTAGATAGTTATAAAAATTCAAACGGATATGACTATAAAAGTGAATTGTTAAATTAAACTTATATAATATATAAAAATAATTTATAATAATAAATTTAATGAAAGGATTCCACATTTTTTTATTTTTACAATTAATTAACTTATCAAACGCTTTTATGCCTTTATATACAACATGTTCTTTAAATAAAAAAAATATATTAAAAAATTCAGTAATACTACTCCATAGTTCTGTTAATAATATTAGATGGGAACCACCAGAAGGATATGTACCTAAAAAAAAGAAATGGGAACCACCTGAAGGATATGTACCAGAAAGTATCAAAAAAGAAAATAAAATAATCAATGATATTAATGAAAAAATCAAAAAATTAGAAAATAATGATGATTTATTTACTGATAGTAATGATATAGATATTAATATAGAAATTGATAATATTTTAATTAAAATTGAAAAAATAAAAAAAAATGTAATGAATATTAAAACTTATAAGAATAATAATGGTAAATTTTTATAATTTAGTAATATATATATGTAAAATATATAATAAATAAAAAATTATAAAATTAAAATTAATCATAAAAATGATACTTATTTTTTTATATTTAATTAATTTATTTTTAGTATTATTACTATTAAATGGTATATATAATTCATTAATAATATTTTTTTTATAACAATAACTATCTTTAATTAATTGTGATATTTCATTTGTATGAACAATTAAACCATATATATTTTTATTATTATTTATAACATAACAATCTAATAATGTTCTAAAAAAACCAGATAAATGTTTTTGAGATATAATAGAATTATAAGCTTTACATTGTACTAAATATATATCATTATTATGAAGTTTAAAAATGATATCTATACCAGTATCAAGAAGAACATTATAATTTCTAAAATACTTATTAGTTTTATATTTTTCTTTAATATTAATCAGATCACTATTTAGAATTATTCCAGTTTCAATAAGTAATTCGTCTGGTATATTTTTCCATAAATAAATTTCTTTAATATTATAATAATCTTTTAATTTTTTTAAGACATGTTTTTCATATTGAAATCCTTTAAAACAATTATAGTCTAAATATTTAATATGTTTAATATAATCATAATTTAACATTATTCATATAAAAAAATATACTAAAGTTTTAAGTAAATTATTATAATGATTTGATATGATCTAATTGTTGATTAAATAAATAATTATTTTTGTAATTTTGACATTCTAATTCAATCCCTGTTTTTACATCCCATCTATTTAGTCTTGAAATCATTTTATTTAAATTATCTAAATAAACTTCGTAACTGTTAATTTCTGTTTGAATTCTATATAATTCCGTTTCATATATATTAATATTGATATTATTAGAATTAATTTTATTATAAATATTATTTTTATTAGTTTCTTTTTCTTTTATAAGAGATAAAATAGTAATATTATTATTATTTTCAAAAATTTTCATATTTTTAAGAGAATTTAATTCTGTTTCAATATATTCTAAAAGAATAGTAAGATTGTAATTATCATTATTATAATTAATTAAAATTTTATTTTTTTCATTATAATCCCAAGCCTTATATTCATATAATTTATTTACTTTTTCAATTTCTTTTTCGATTTCTTCAATAGTATTAAGATAAGTCATAATAAAATTTATATATTATTAAATCATTTTTTTATAATTATATCTAAAAATAATAAATTTAAATTTTTGGTATAACAAAATAAAAAATGATTATTTTAATTTAAAAAAATGTTTAAAAATGTTCAAGGAGAATAAGGAAACTATCACCATCAACTACGAAACTAACAATAATTATGTTAGTTTTGATTTAGCTTTTGCTAAGGGAAAAGACAGTAGTGTTTATAATGATTCATATACACGAACAAATTATGATAAAAAATATAATATTGAAGTTTTTGAAAGTGATGAAAATAAAGGATACAGAATTCTTTGTGACGATAGTCCATTTGTTGTATCAATTAGTAATATTTTAATTACAGGAAATAACAATTATGACTATGCTCTGGGGTTTGCTGTAGATAATAGCAGTCCCGAATATAATAATGAAGAATCAATAATGCCTAATAATATTGAGAGAGATGGAACAATGTGGACTTTAGAAACAGGAAGTAAAGAATATAAATTCGATCAAAACCCAAATGCCAAATATCAATGGCAAACAAAAAGAGCTTGTAAAATTGGTTATGAACCAACAGAAGAAGAAAAAGAACTTGGTATGGAAACAACTACGGAAAATACAGGTTTAATTTATATTACATTTATGCTAATGTATAAAGAAAAAACATATAGTTATAAAAATACAAGAGGTACAACTCGAGGTATTACAAGAGGATTAAGAGGTAGTAGTGATCAGTATGAAAGTGATGCGGGAAGATTTGGATATGGTAATACAGCTACAACAAATTCTGTAAAATCAGAATATCGTTATTTACCAAATACAGAAAGATATGTATTGCCAATGCGCATTAGAATTTCAAAAGATAGTGAAAATACGGATATGAATTGTTCAAATACTTTAAAGGGTGCTAATGTAAATGAGTTAAAAAAAAAGACAATGGTTGTTCCATTCTAATAATAATTATATGGTGTTATATCAGTTTTTGTAAATATTTTTTTCATAAAATATTTTTTAAGAATATTTTCGTTATATTCGTATTCTTTATTTTTTTTTATATCTTCATAATCTTTATCTAAATAACTTTCATCTAATATATTATTTAATAAAATTTTATTAATATTATTATTAACATATTCATCTTTAATAGAATTATGATTATCACAAGTTAAACAATTTATATTATCACTATCAAAATTTGTAATAGTAAATGAATTAGAGTTATTAACATCTTTAAGATAAAGATTATTATATATATTATAATTAGATACATTACCAATAATATTAAAATAAATTATATGAAAATCATTATTATAAAATATAATAAAATTTACATGTTTACCAAATAATTTATTATTTGTATATAATAATATATCTAAATTAAGTAATAAATTATTATCACTATTTAAATCATATTTAATAAATTTTAATATATCAGTAATAATATTAATATTATATTCTTTTAAAATAGTATAAATATATTTAATAAATTTAAAATAAATTTTATAGTAATCTGATGTATTTTTAATAGTTATCCATTTAGACCATTTAATATTTTCAGTAATATGTATTATATTTTTAATATTATTTTCTATATTAAAAATTTTTACTAATTTATTTTTGTAATCTTTATTATTAAGTTCAATATAGTCTAAATTGCAATTTAAGTAACTAAGATTATTATCGGGTATAGAATCTATATAATAATAAGGTTTATAATTAGAATCAATTGATTTATAAAAAGATTTTTGTAAATTATTGTTATTACTATGAAAAATAGTAAAATTTTCAATAAAAATTTTTGAAGTTATAATAAAAATTATAATAATAATTATAATAATAAATATGGCTTTCATATTATTTTATCTTCTTAATATAATAGTATATTTATAAAAATGTATTCTAGAAAATACATTATAATTTTAATTTATATAACATTATTGTTATTACTATTTTTAATAAAACCATCATTATTGTTTGATGATAATGGTAATATTAAGAATTTTGGTTTTGAAAGTAATAATAATAAATCGTTATTAAGCATAGAGATATTAATACCGATAATAGCAATAATTTCATATATAATATATATGGCAATAGATATTATATTATAATATGGACATAAATGAAAAAATAAAAGTTTTAATAAATTCAAAAGATAAATTTATTAGTTTTGAAAGTTGTAAAATAATATATGGAAAACCTGGTATAGGTAAAAGTTATACAATTAAAAAGATATGCGAAGATTTAAATTTAAATATGATATTAATAAATGATACAAATGTTAATAATTCAAATGAATTTGAAGACTTAATAAATAAAACTGTTAATACAAAAAATTTTATAAATTTATTTAAAAACACTGATGAAAAAAATAAAATAATAATAATAGATGATTATGATGTATTATTATCTATAGATAGAACAATTAATAATACATTATACAATATATTATTAAATAAAAAATTAAAAAATATCGGTATAATATGTATATGTAATAATGAATTAATAAAAAAAATAGGAAATATAAAGAAAAAATGTGAATTAATAGAATATAAAATAGAAAATAAAAAAGAGATATTAAAAATTTTATCATTAAATAATAAAATAAATAAAAAAGAATTAGAAATTATTATTGATAAGACAAGTGGAAATATAGAACAAGCACTTAAAATGATAAAATATAAAGATTTAAATTTAATGGATAATGTTGATAATATAGAATATTTATATAGTGAAAAATGTAAATTATATAATATTATTAATATAATATCTAAAGAATTATGGTTAGTACCATTAAGATATCATGAAAATTTAATAAATGAATTAAAAAATAGAAAAATAAAAATAAAGGAAAAGACGGAAATATATAAAAATTTTTTATTAAATTTATGTTATTATGATTTACAAATTAATTATGGTTTAATAGATAATGGTATAAATATAATAAGTAATAATATATATGAGATAACAAATATAGAATTAAAAAAGAAAAATACCGAAAAAAAGAAGGATAATTTTACAAAATTATTAAGTTATTTATCATTACAAAAAAAAATAATTAAGAAAGGATATATATATAACGAGAACTTTCATCAAATAGGTAATTATCATATAAATTCTATAAACATAAATTTATATGTATAGAATAGATAGATAATATATAATTAATGTCAGAGGGTCAAAAAAATAGTATATTAAATTCTGTAAGTAATACTACAAGTAATACTGTAGATAATGTCAAAAGTACTAGTAAAAAGGTTTATGAAAAATCTATGGAAACAATAAATAGTCTTGGAAGCAGACCAGAAGCAATTATAGGATTAATATTTGTAATATTATTCGCTATTTTGATAGCATATATAATGTATAATTACATAACAAAAACAATTTTACAACAATCTAAATTAGTAGTAGCACAAACTAAATTACCTGTATTATGTAATAATATAAATAAATATACTCTAGAAAAAGAGCTAGCTAGTGGCAATGGTAATAAAAGAACTTATACATTCTGGATATATATGAAAACACCATCATCAACATCCTTCAAAAATGTTTTATATATCGGTAGTGATACTGCTATAGGAGATAGAAATATACAAATATTTTTAGATAGATATAAAAATAAAATGTTTATTAGATTTAAAAAAACTAGTACTGACGGTTCAACACAACCACCAGTCTATACTTCAAATAATTTAAATAGTGAATTTGGTGAGGGTACAACAGCCGATTATTCTAATAAATTCAAAGAATATATGAGACAAGGTGTAGTAATTGAATATATACCTATACAAAGATGGGTACATGTCGGTATTGTTTTAAATGATTATGGAAATACACAAGGAGGAAGTATAGCAACATATATAGATGGTGAATTAGTAGGAATAGCAAATCAAGGTGAAAAATGTAGAGGATTAAACGCAGAAGATAAATTTTATGATTTTAATAATTTAGAAATAGGTACAAATAAAAACTTAGTAATAGGTGGAAATATGGATTCTCAAAGTGGAACTATAGGATTTCAAGGATTATTATGTAAGTTTTGTATTTTTAATTATGACTTAAATGATAGAGATATATATAATAATTATAATGAAGGCCCAATAGATGGTTTTATGGCTAAATTAGGTTTAGGGGCGTATGGATTACGTAGCCCAATATATAGAATAGAATAGGGTATTTATTTTTATAATAAAATATTAAGATAAAATATATTTATTAAATAGAGTAATTAATAATAAAATGATATCAAATTTATTACAAGTAATATTGGCAATAACTATACTACTTATATTATTATTCATAGCATTTATGGTATATAATTATGAAAGAAATGATATATTAAAAAATTCAAAAAATATCAAAAAGAAAGTTAAATTATTTGAAGGTATTTATGATTATTCTATTAATAATAAACAAACATATGATACTTATTCAATTATTGATAATACTTATAAAGACTTAAGTCCATCTATAAATCAAAGGGGAGGTGCTGAATATTCTTATAATTTTTGGTTAAAAATTAATAAAGGTTCTATGGCTAATTCAACAATAGCGGAAGACATTATATTATTTTTAAGAGGAAGTATTCTACAAGTTCCTTATAAAAATACACCGGACGGATCAAGTACAGTTGGTAAAAATTGTATATTAGATAATAATAAAAAATATATATTAGTTAAAAATCCATTAATTAGAATTAATAAATCTGGTAGTTCAATTATAGTTGAATATAATACATTAACAAATCCAGACTCATATAGAGAATCAGGAACCGGTAAAATAAATTGCGATGGAGATTCTTGGGATGATAGAAACCAGGGTTTATTGGGTATATATAATATGACTTCATCTGAATATAATGATAAATGGTTTATGGTTACGGTTGTATTAAGAGAAATAACACCTGAAAATGATATATTAAATAAATTTAAAACATCGTGTAAAATATACTTAAATGGTATTAAAATGTTGGATAGAGAGGTGGAAGCACCTTATAATGGTATTGAAGATAAACTTGAAGGTTCGGCGGCAATGAAACATAATAATTCTCCTTTACATTTAAATCCAGGTAATATATTAAATAGTGAAGTTACTGAAAATGAAAATAAATTGTTCGAAAATGGTAATATTAATTCACCATTACAAATGGCAGATTTAACTTATTTTAATTATTCTATAACAGATAATCAAATTAGATCATTATTTAATAGTGGTTTTAGTAAAAAACCATTTGTAGCAGTAAAACCACCTGATGTAATAGCATATCCAATAGCAGATATAAATAAAAATACATTATATAGTAATGTTAAACCTTATTAATTTATATAAAAATATTAATATAAGTTAAAGTATATATATTATGAGTAGTGGAGCAGGATTATTACAATTAATATGTACAGAAAATACTGATGAATATTTATGTGAAAATGAAAATTCTTTTAAATATAGTTATGATAAAATAAATAAATTTTCAAAAATTAACTATCGTGTTGATTTTGAAAATTTACCAGTATTATATTCTAATGATACAACAGAAAAAATTTTTTATTCTAATAATTTAGCAAATAAAGGTGATTTATTA